GCGGGCGCGCGCCCGCCCCCGCGCCCCCCGCGCCCGCCCCTCCCGCCGCGCCGGCCGCTCCGCAGCACGCGCACGGCATCGACATCTCCAGCCACCAGGCGGGCCTGAACGTGGCCGGGCTGTGGGCCGACTTCGTCATCGTCAAGGCCACCGAGGATGACGACTACGTGAACCCGTACATGGTCTCGCAGGCCAACGCCACCCTCGGCGCCTCGAAGCGCCTCGGCTTCTACCACTTCGCGCGCCCAGGCGATGCGGCGGCCCAGGCCCGCTACTTCGTGTCCGCTGTCGGCGCGCTCCGCAGCAAGGCCACTCTCTGGCTCGACTGGGAGGCGAACGCGGTCGAGCAGGGCCCCGGTTGGGCGAAGACCTTCCTCGACACTGTGCGGGCCCTCACCGGGTCCACGCCGGGCATCTACATGAACGGCAGCGCCGTGAACGGCTACGACTGGTCCTCGGTCGCCTCCCAGTACCCGCTCTGGTACGCGGGCGGACCCGACTACTCGGACTACGGGTCCTCCTACTCGGACCCCGCCGTACCGAACGTCTCCTACTGGGGCGCTCCGCTCATCCACCAGTACACCGAGGATGGCCGCCTGCCCGGCTACAACGGCACTCTCGACCTGAACAGGCTGCGCGACCGCGCTACCTGGGACCGGATGATCGGCGGAGGCGCCGTCAGCTCGGTCGCGGCTCAGGCTGCCTCCGGAGAGGCTCAGCTCGCCGTGGACGGGGAGTACGGGCCGGCTACCGTCGGACGCTTGAAGGCGGTCATGGGTGCCATCGGCTACGAGGAGGTCTTCGCCGTCGCCAACCTGCGCCGGTTCCTCAACAAGGCGGTGCCGGCCTCCTCGATCCAGCAGCTGACCGGCATGTACCGACTTCCGGAGGACCGCGGCTGGGACGAGAGCATGATCAAGGTCTTCCAGTACCTCGTACTCGCCTGGAACAAGCCGGGCGTGCCTGCGGGTTGGTCCTTCGGTGACTGGGTCGATGGCGAGATGGGCGAGGCTACGGTGGCGGCGCTCCAGATGGCGCTGAACGCCTCCAAGACCAACAGCTTCCGGCTGTGGTGAGGGCGTGACATCGCTGTAACCTATTGAAGGCTCACAGACTCATAGGGATACACTAAGGGCGGGGACTCAGACGGGTCCCCGCCCTTACCTCTGGAAGGAGCACATGTGAAGTACGCCTCTGCAACGTTCTGGGAGGGTCTCGCCGAGCGAGCCATCTCCACCTTCTCGCAGTCCCTCGTCGGCGCCTTCGGTGTCGGTACCTCGATCTTCGGCCTGGACTGGAAGGGCGCTCTCGGCATCGCCGGAGCCGCCACCATCGCCTCGGTCCTGAAGTCGTTCTCCCTGCCTGAGGAGACCGACCGCGCCGTGGCCGCCTCCGAGCTGGACTCCTACACCCCGCGCCACGCCTCCGGCCAGACTGGTTTGGCGGGCTGAGGTAGCCATGCTCGCCGCAGAGTCGTCCCCGTCGCCGATCGTCGCAGTGCTGACCTCGCCGGATGTCATCGCGGCGGGGACGGCCCTGCTGGTCGCACTCATCACCTGGCTGAAGATCACGATCAACCGCCAGCAGGAACGTCTAGAGGAGAGGATGACCCGTATGAGCGCCCATGTAGTGCGGGCTGCGAACGCCGCGGAGTCGGCCTCGGATGGCGTGCACAACAACCACGACTCGAACCTGCGGGACGACCTCGACGCCAAGTTCGGGCAGGTCCTGGACGGCCTGGCTCGTCTGACCTCCTCGGTAGACGACCTGCGGGAGTCGGACCGACAGCATGTCGCCCACATGGCCCGGATCGAGGACCAGATTGAGGGGGTCCGCAATGACGCCCGCACTGACAGGTCCCACCTGTACACGGAGGTCCAGTCATTGCATGATCGGATTGATAGGGTAAAGACTGATACCAATCCGTTACGGCAGGAGCCCCGATGCCCTCCCCCACCGCCACGATCACCGGCCGCGTCGTAGGGCCTGACGGCCTGGGGCGCCTGGGCCGGCTCACCCTCACCCCCGCCAGCCTCGGCGCCCCGCTCCCGGCCCGTGACATCGTCGCCGGTCGGGCGTCCTTCCGCATCGACCCTGACGGGTATCTGGTAGGTCAGACAGGCCGGACGGCCGCAATCGCGCCTGGAAACTATGAGATAGATCTCAATATCCCCGGCGACCTGGGCGCTCACATCCGCACGACGCGGACCATCTCAGCTGGCGAGACGCTCAACATCGCGGACCTCCTTACGGCTGCGCCCGTGCCAATTCCGCCCGGCCCGGCACCGCGGCCCCCTCAGCCCCAACCGCAGCCGCCCAACCCTCCCCAGCCGCCTAGCCCGTCACCGGACCCAGACGCCCGCGGTGTCCGCATTGCGGGACAGCCCGGTATCCTTGAGGCTATCAATAGGTCTGAAGTCATAGACCTAGGCAATGGAGTACTCACCTGGAGGTAGGACGGCTATGGCCGATCTCACATGGTACAGCCGCGAGGGCGCCGATCAGCGCTTCCTGACGAAGAGTGAGGCCGCCTCCTTGGCCTCGAAGGAGGAGAGCGCTCAGGGCGACGCCGCCCTCGGCAGTCGGATCGACGCCGTCAAGGCCGTAGCCGAGGCGGCCCTCCCCTCGTCCACGGCCTCCTCCACCTACGCCACGAAGGCTGAGGTGGAGGCCGTCAAGCAGTCCATCCCTCGGGTCCCGGCGGCTCCCGATCTGTCAGGCTACGCAACCAAGGTCGAGATGCAGGCCGCCGACACCTCGCTGAGTCAGCGCATCGACAGCGTCTCCGGCGTCGCTACCGCCGCGGCCACGAAGGCCGAGCTGGCCGGCTACGCGACGAAGTCCGAGCTGTCCCCCTACGCCACCTCGGCCGCCGTCGCCGGCACCTACGCCACTAAGGAGTCCCTGTCGGGCTACCTGACCGCCTCCGATGCCGAGAGCACCTACGCCACGAAGGCGCAGCTCGCCCAGGCCCAGCTCGGAGGAAACCAGAACGCCCCGGACCTGTCGGGACTGGCCACCAAGGCCGAGATGCGGCAGGCCGATTCCGGCCTGAGTGCCCGCATCGATCAGGTCAAGGCCGCCGCCGACGCCGCGCTGCCGTCAACTACCGCCTCCTCCACCTACGCGACGAAGAGCGAGGTCTCCTCGGCGGACTCCTCCCTAGGGACCCGCATCGACGCCGTCAAGAAGACCGCTGAGGCGGCCCTCACGCCATCGGCAGCGGCCTCCACGTACGCCACCAAGGCGGAGGTCTCCGCGGCCCGTCAGACGGCCGACGGCGCCCTCTCCAAGACGGAGGCCGCATCCAAGTACGCCGCCAAGGCGGACCTGTCGGGCTACCTCACCGCGGCGGCGGCAGAGTCCACCTACGCCACCAAGACGCAGACGGCGGGAATGGGGGACAGCATCCGCGCCGCTCGGGCCCTGGCAGACGCCGCTCTCCCCAAGGCCGATGCCGCTACCACCTACGCCACGAAGAGTGACCTGGCCTCCGTCCGGTCGGCGATCCCGACGGTGCCTCCGGCGCCGGACCTGGCTCCGTACCTGAAGACAGCCGACGCCGACGGCCGCTACGCTTCCAAGGCCGACCTCGCCAAGGCGCAGGCCGGCGGGAACGTGGACCTGTCCTCCTACCTCACTCGGGACGACGCCTACAGCACATTCGTGCAGCAGGAGAATCTCGGCCGGGAGCTGGGGCAGAAGGCCGGCCTCACTGACGTGAACGCTCTGACCCTGCGCGTTGACGAGATGGCGAAGAACGTCTCCCCGTTCAAGCCCGGCGAGCGCTACTACTCCCCCGTCACCTACTTCTGGCCCGACTACTACCAGAAGTCTCCCAACGTCTCGAAGTGGGGCCAGATTCTCCGGTTCGCGGGCTCCCTCGGCATCGTCATCCTGAACCGCAACAGTGGCAACTGGGACACCTACGACAAGGACTTCGACACTCAGGCGAAGCTGGCCCTGGCCGCCGGCGCCAAGCGTGCCGTGTTCTACGTTAAGACCCAGTACCTCGCGGCCACCCTCCCAAAGGGCGACCCTGGTCGGAACAACGTGCCGGATGTGGACAAGTACACCGAGGACTACATCTTCGGTCAGGTCGCCAAGGCCAAGTCGCAGTACGGCGACGTCTGCCAAGGCGTGTTCCTGGACGAGACGATCAACGGGTGGGGCGCTCAGGCTGGCCGGGTGCCTGCCTACAAGCGCCTCATCGACCGCATCCGAACCGCCTACGGCAAGGACTTCCTCATCGTCATCAACTCGGGCTCGAACATCTCCGAGGAGGTGTGCAAGCTCGACTTCGATGTCTGCATGATGTTCGAGAAGGACGCGACGGCGTTCCTGGTCGAGGACCCCGGGACCCCGATCCTCCCTGACCACATGAAGGCGTACCCCTCCACCCGCTGGTGGGCCGTCGTCCACGGCGTCACCTCAGAGAACTACAAGAGTGTGTTCGACAAGGCCGACAAGCTCGGCATCGCGCACCTGTACATCACGGACGGGCAGCTGCGCGAGGACCCGCAGCGGGGCGGCCAGTGGGAGCCTGTCGGCAACCCCTACGCCAACCCGCCGTCGCAGCACATCCTCGACCTCGTGGTCCCGTGGCTGAAGGGCTACCTTCCGCTGAAGCTCGAGGTGGATGAGCTCAGGACTCGCCCCAAGGTCCTCTCGCTCGGCAAGCGCGAGGCGGTACCGGCAGGCACGCCCGCAGGGACGATCATCGTCAGGAAGGACTCATAGTGGCAGACAGCATCTTCCCACCGCTCGGATCGTGGTGGCGTAGCCGAGGCTCTCAGCAGGGGGCGGGGGCGACCCTCCCCGCGGAGGCCTCCACCACCCCCTACGACGGCTCCGCGATGCCCGTTGGCTCCCGTAAGTTCACCTTCGAGATCGACTACCGGGACACCTCCGAGGCCCGTCTCGACCTGCGCGTGAACTGGTTCAACGACCGCAAGGTCAAGCTCGATGGGCCCTACTCCATCGCCTCCGTCACGCTCCCGGCCAATCAGACGAAGGTGCTGGCCGACGTCGAGCTGCCGGCCAGTACGGCGCCCCGGTGGCTCCCGTCCATCGCCGTCCCGGCCGGGTCGGGGGAGGCCGCGATCTCGTCCCTCAAGGTGTACGAGACTCCCGCCAAGCCCAACCCCGTGACCGTGTGGGACGGCGCCCGGGAGGTGCCGGTCGCGGTGACAGTGTGGGACGGTGCCAAAGAGGTGCCCGCAAGTATCGAGTTCCAGGCGTAAGGAGACGCATGTCGGAAGAGAAGTCGAGCCAGTGCCTGCCGTCGCAGGTGACCATCAACATCGGCACGTCGGGGGTGAAGATCAACGACGGTGGCCAGCCGCCGGCCCCGGCCGTGGACCTGACGAAGTACGTCACCCGCGAGGCCGCCGACTCGCTCTACGCGCCCCGCGCTCAGGTGGAGGCACTGTCGTCCGTCGCCACCGCCGCCCAGGCCGCGGCCGACGGCGCCAAGGCGCTGGCCGGCAAGGCGCTCACGAAGGAGGCCGCTGACGCCACGTACACGGCGAAGACTCAGACGGCCGCCATGGGCGACTCGATCCGAGCCGCTCGGGCCGTAGCCGACGAGGCGAAGGCCTCCGCCGGCGCCGCCCTGACGAAGGCTGCCGCCGACGAGGCATACGCCTCCAAGGGGCAGGTGTCTGCGATGGGTGACTCCATCCGCGCCACGCGCTCGGCCGCTGAGCAGACGAAGGCCGACGGCGAGGCCACGAAGCGCATCGCCGAGCACGCTGAGGAGCTGACGCGGGCCCTCGCCAAGAACCTGGCCGCGTTCCCCCGCGTGCTGCGCCTAGACAAGGATCAGGCTGTCCCGGCCGACACTCCGCTCGGCACGGTCATTGTGCGCACGGAGCGGGCCATCTCCCACGCGGATGACCTGTTCCCGCCGATCGGTGAGTGGCCGAAGATCAACGCCGCTGAGACAGGGGATGGTGTGCGCTTGGACTTCCAGCACCAGATTCTCTCCACGGGCCTCGAGCAGCTGCGCCCCTCGGCCGGGAAGTGGCACATGACTCTCCGCTACTCGTTCCCGGGCGGGAACTTCGGTGAGGAGACTGGGCAGGCGAACCTGTATACGGTGCGCCGCTTCCAGGAGGAGGGGCATCCGGCCCAGGCTGACACTGGCTCGAAGATCACCACCCTGGAGGTTCGCAAGGGCGAGCATCAGGTGCTTGAGCTCGACATTGAGCCCAAGAAGGTGGATGAGAAGCTGGGTGACGAGTGGGGCGTATGGCTGGAGGCGCCGATCCCGACTCTCTACGTCCACGACCTCGTGATCCGCAAGGTCGCCTGAGGGTAGAACAAGGCCCCCGCTTGTATCACGTCGATTACAAGCGGGGGCCTTGCGCTGCGCTACTTCTCCAGCGGGTATGTGTAGAGCCAGAAGCCGCGGCCGTAGTAGCCTTCCCCCTCGTAGCCATCGAACTCGAGGAGGGGGAGTTTCTCGTCGTCAACGATGACGAACACCTTGAAGCATGTGGCTGAGATGTCACCATCGTATCCGGGTTCACCTTCCATCTCTACCATGGCGTTCGTGATGCGGGCCGTCGGGGAGCCCTGATAGAACGCCTTGGTGAACTCGAAGTCGCCCTGCCCACATGAGCAGCCACCGCCTCGACCCATGGCGACAAGCTGAGTGCCGGAATCTAGGGTGATGAGTGCCTGCGGCTTCTCGCAGTCCTCCATCCAGGAGGATGTGATGAACGTGCCCAGCTCAATGTTGGTCACGTATCTGCCGATCAAGGTGCGCAGAGTGTCTGCCTGTTCCGGGTTCGGTGAGTCCTGGGGCTCGTCGTAGAATGATGAGAACATGGTGGTTTCCTTTCTGTGGTTAGGAGTAGAGCTCCCAGGACGACGCGTTCCCGTCCCGAGCCTCGAAGGTGAGGATCGCCGGCCGAGTGGAGTCCCCTGAGATGTTCGTCCACCAGTCGGAGCCTCGGTCTGCGGACGGGCAGGAGATGATCCAGCGGGCGTCCCCGGCCTGACTGACGGCGAAGTTGTGCCAGTGCCCGTGGACCAGGATTCTGGCGTCGTAGAGGCCGCTCCTGCGGCCGAACGCAAGGTCCCTGAACCACCCTGGCACCTTGGACTGCGAGCCCGCCAGGTGGCCGTGTGTGAAGCCAATGCGGGTGCCGTCGGCGGCATCCACGGTGACGGCCTCCTCCCACTTCTCCGGGCGGAAGAACTGCACGTGCTCGAAGCCTGGACGGTCCTCGATGACGTCCTCGATGTTGTGGGAGATCATGATGCCGAAGTCGTCGTCCGGGGCGTTGGCACGGCTGTTCTTGCCAGGCCCCACCCTCACCGCGCAGTGGTTGGATGGGACGGCCACGTAGTAGAGGGATGAGCAGAGGGGGGCGAGCAAGCGGACGGCCTCGGCGTAGAGACGCTGCACGGTGCGAATCTGGTCGGTCAGGCTCAGGTCGTTCGTCTGCGCCTGGCTGGCGACGTTCCAGAACCCTTCGGTGCTGTCACCGACGTCGGCGAGGATGATGCGCTCGTACCTGCCGACGTTCTCGATGTCGTGAGCGATGTCCGCGATCGCCCGCCGCACGAGGCGCACCGTGTCCTCGGTGCCCCCACCCTGCCCGGTTTTGCCCACCTGAAAATCCGCCATGCAGACAATTAGTGTCTCCCCCTTGTCGAAGAGCCGGGCGGGTTTCGGCAGTAGCGGCTCCCGGAAGACAGGCTCCAGGTCCTCCCACGCTAGTCGCTTGGCCTCCTCCGTCTCGACGGCGCCGGGGCGGTACTCGATCTTCTCGTACGAGCCGTCGGCAAGACGTACCGTCTTGCCGCGCCTCGTGATGGCACCTACGGGCAGATCGGAGAACTCGTCCC